CTAGTCTTAATCCCACGGAATAGAATCTTCGACCCCGTTAGCTTATTTATAATCTCACTCTGAGTCACATCAAAGTCATTCATCTTTCCCATAATCTCAATCTTATCTAAGAACTCTGGAATAATCGAAATAAACGCAGATACCAAGGTGTATCTAGTGAAAAGAATCACATGACCCTTCTCATAGGTCAAGTTCAACAGAAACAAAGCCAATGTCCACGATTTACCACTTCCTCTCCCTCCAGTAATCAAATAGTACCTCGTGTCAGGCTGCTCGTAGAATAATGGCTTGTAATCGTCTAAAAGTTGAATCATAGCTAAATTAATTAATTGGGGATTTCCATTTTCCGTTTCATTCCTGTACACTCAGAAACATACCCCCCCCTAGGGTAAATTATTTAATTGGGGAATTCCATTTTCCAACCGGTTGCCGTACACTCACAACAATACCCTCCCCCCTTTGCTTATTCGTCTATGCGGGTATGCGTATATAGACTTGGTATTCATGTAGTTATATCTCATCCTCATCTACTATCTTTGCGTTCTCAATTGCTACTTGTTTCCCGATCCATTGGATCGGAGGCGCTATCTTTTCCCCATTCGAAGTGACGTCAATTTGTTGCTTAGGTAAACCAAACCGATAAGAAAGCCAAAGTTTTATTGCATTCGTGTCACCTTGCGCGCATTTCATTAACAAGGCCTCCCATATTTTATCGGGCACACAAAGGGAGTCCATTTGTTCAATTAGCTTAATCTCTTGGATCTTTGGAGGACGTCCGCTGTTTGGCCTTGGTCCTCCCCTTTGTTTCTTTTCCATGCTTTACAATAAGTTGTAAAAAATATCGGTTTAAATTGGTTAACCAAACCAAAGGTAGTTTAAAAAAATAAATAAATAAATATTAAAAAAAATATCCCTTAATGCTTTGAAGTTACAAAAGCTTGTAATATCTTTACTTAATGTTTAACCAAAACCCCATAAAAAATGCTAGACTTATTAATTATCGGATGCGGAACTTTATTGATTTTCGCCTTTACCTATCTTTTAACACCTAAACAAAAAACAGCATGAAACGAAGAGAACTAATTGAGGAACTTGAGGAACTATTGTCAGACGAATTCGACTCCTCAGAACTTGTTTACCTTACTAAAAAGGAACTTATAAAAATATTAATTTCAACCGCTAAATTTTACAAATATGAAGAAAGCAATTAAAACAATCGGACTAATTATATACTATATAATCGCATTAATCCCAATTTTTATTTTGGGTTACATGCTCGGATTGAAACTTATTTAATTAACAAAGACAAACACAAACAGACATGAGAGTAACGACAAAAGTAAAGGACGCCATACTAGTATTTAAGCTAGGTGTAACCACAAACGCTAAAATTTCAAGCGGTAAAGAAAAGATATTGCAAGTCTATAGTTTCTCAGATTTGCAGTTCAATTATGTGGCTGAGAGCATGAAGCAAGGGACAAAGATCGACCCTAGAAAGTTTTTTGACCTTGCGGAATCCGTTTGTTTTGATTGCCCATTTAGGGCCTATTTAAAATGCTACACCCACAAATACCAGCAATACAGCGGATTCGTATCAATGCTTAAATCTATAGTGAGAGAGTTTACTACCTTGGAATATATACCAGCGATCCACTTGCTAGAAAAAAGGATTTTAGAGATTTCGCAAGGTAGGTACATCCGATTTGGAACCTATGGCGAACCTACTTTGATCCCTGTTAATTTGGTAGGTGATATGGTCAAAGTAAGCAAAAGCCACACGGGATATACACACCAATGGGCAAAGAAACCAGAATTTGCGTCCTATTTTATGGCTTCGATCCATAATGAGAAACAATTAGGTATTGCTGAAAAAATGGGATTCCGTGGATTTCTTGCAACTAGCGATCCCGAATTAGTAAAAAACGCAATTGTTTGTCCAGCAAGTAAAGAAGCTGGATTCAAATCCACTTGCGAAAAATGTGGCCTTTGTAGTGGTGAACGCAAAGGAAAAAAGCATGTACAAATTTTAGAGCATTAATTTAAACACAAAGAAAAAATGAGAAATATCAGCACTTCAGACTTTATACTATGGGATTCGGTTAAAAATATCCCTGTAGAAAATTTAGATATTGTTTATCATTTTACGACCATTTTCGATTTGATAAATGACGGATTTAAGTTGAAACCAAATGAGCAATTTATATGCGTTGCATCACTTCCGATCCGTTGGCAATTAGAAATCTCAAAAGCAATCGAAAAAACAAAATGATTGACCTATTTGAATATCCCGAACTATGGCCCGCTAAATTGCGGGCTTTATTGCTTGCGTTTAATGAATCTGAATGCAATTACCAGGACTGCCTGGAGTTATTAACAGCTTGCGAAAATCTAGGTTATTCTTTTGCATACGGCCTGGATTGCGTTCCCTATAATTTGCAAAAAATACAGCCTTAATTTCAGCCTATTTTAAGCCCATTTAAGACCTTTAAATTTTCAACCATGTAACACCACTCAAAAAAATATATCGTTCAACCACGGCCCTAAAAATAGCCTTGTTTGCCTTGCTAGGTTTCAAGGTAGGCATTCCATGGCGGCCCCGAACGGGACCCGAACGGGCACGGCCGACCCATACCCCCGTAGTGTAAAACATGGCGGAAAACCCCCTAGTGTAAAACATGGCGGAAAAATAGGGTTAGTGGAAAACAAAACCAGGTTGACCCCGTGGTGGAAAATAAAATTTCTCTGGGGTGTTAGTGGAAAACAAAACCCATAGTGTAAAACAAAACCATTTATCCAAGAAAATTACCCTTAGTGTAAAACAAAAATAAATTTGACAATTCCCTTGCATTTGTTGTGCAGAGTCTTGTACCTTAGCATCACACTAAACAATCACAATCATGTTAAAAGATCACCACTTTATTCTTGAGCAGTCAGGGTTCACCCTGGAGCTCGAATCCTTCCAAAACGAAGGCATTGTCCTAGACCTATTCTTTGGCAATGGCAAGTCCCTTACTCTTGAATTGTACGATGACCTCAACGAGCGGTTTACAGACCACTATCGGGTTATCTGTGCTATCCTAGACCCTTTTATTGTTGAACAACTAGAAGCCAATGTAAGACAATGCTTTACGAAATGATGACTGCGACCGAGTACGGTGTACTACGGGGCTTTACCGAAAAATCTACTAGGGTTCACCAGATTATCCGCTCAGGTGTTTGGCCTGAAGAATGGGTGTATCCGCCTAAGAGATTAGGCAATCAATGGGTTTTATTTGTATCAACTAACTGGATTAACAATGGTAGAGGATAGAATCAAAGAATGGATACTAGAGAACTTTGGGGAAGTACCCCATAGTGAAAAAATAGAGATTCTGAAAACCTTCGAGATGTATTGGGATGAGATTAGTTACCGATACGCAGAAATGAAAACACTAGAAAAATATAAACACTTAAAACGATGATAATAGTAGACGAGAATCCGATTATTGATGCTCTTTTAGAGCAAGGTTATCACATTGAAGAAGTACGGGACATCATCGTACACATACACGAGGAAATCAGGATGGGAACTGATATGGAGGAAATTTTTGACTTATATAACCTAGACACAGAACTAATTACTTTATAACATGGAAGACCTAGTAAAAACACTAGACCAGTTAATAGGAGAATTGTACATCATTAAAACACGAAAATCATGAAAGAACTAATTGCAATCCAATCAGAGCTTAAAGCTCCAAAGAACCAATTCAATGCCTTTGGCAAGTACAAGTACCGATCCGTAGAGGATATCCTTGAGGCAGTAAAGCCTTTGCTATTGAAGTATGAATGTACCTTGACTATTGAAGATGAGGTAAAAGAAGTAGGCGGTCTTGTCTTCATAGAAGCTACTGCTTCTATTCAGAAGGACATGGAAGGCAGAGCGGTAACAGCCCAGGCAGGGATAGACATCAACCGCAAAGGCATGGATGTGGCACAGTCGTACGGAAGCTCATCGAGTTACGCTCGAAAATATGCGCTTAATGGTCTTTTTCTCATAGATGATACAAAAGACCCTGACTCGACCAACGATCATGGTGGTAAAAAAGAGGAGTTAACTCCATATCATGTAAAGTGGCAGGGTGCTAAAGATTCTTTATCCCTTGGCAAGGTAACCTTAGAGCAAATTAAGTCGGTTTATATTCTTACAGCACAACACGAAAAACTTCTATTATCATGAACTTTAAATGCAGAGCAAGTGCCCTTGGTCAATTGATGACCAACGCACGGAGTAAAACAGAATCATTGTCTCAGACAACAAAAAGCTACCTAGAAGATTGGTACAAGGAGCAGATTTACGGAGTAAAGAAGCAGATTAAGAGTAAGTACATCCAGAAGGGATTGGCATTAGAAGATACGGCTATCGAGTTTTACTCGGTAGCTATGAACAAGGACTTTATGATTAAGAATCTAGACCACTTCGAAGATGATTTCTTCACAGGTACTCCCGATTGTTTTCACGAGGGTATTGTCTATGACTTTAAAACCTCGTGGGACTGCTTTACTTTCCCTCTGTTTGACGATTCCCCTGACATGGGGTACTACTATCAACTCCAGGTTTATATGCACCTGACAGGCTTAAAAAAGGCTAAGTTGGTTTACACCCTACAGGACACCCCAGAGTTCTTGACTTACGAGGAGCCTGTAAGCTACTCCCATGTGGAAGATAAGTACCGTATCAAGGAGTTTAACATCGAGTATGACCCCCAGGTAATTGAGATGGCCAAGGCTAAGGTATTGGAATGCAGAGAGTATTTAAACGGAATGGCGATATGAAGAAGCAGACGGCAGTAGAATGGTTGCATGAGCAACTAACTTCCACATGGTATGATGGAAAGTCTTCCAAGGAAGTATTAGAGATAGCTAAGTACAAGGAGAGAGATCAGATTGCAGAGGCCCACAGAGAAGGTGCTTGGTTCTATGCAGTTAAGACCTATGAGAGCGGACAGAATTACTACGAAGAAACCTACGGAGACAAATGAAATATAAGACTGCAATAGAATGGTTGGAGGATAATTTAATGGTTAATCCTTTTAGTGAAAAAGATTTTACTAATAATGTAAAGATTTTTAAGAAAGCCAAAAAAATGGAGAAGGAGCAGATAGTAGAAGCTTATGAATCTGGAGTTTGGGATGTCGGTTGTAGAAATTCTGATTCAAAAAAATACTACAACGAAACCTACGGAAACAAATGACATCACTGACTCAAGAACAGAAAGACGAGATAGTTAGACTATATAAGCTTAAAGTAATGAATAAGAATATAGCTATTATACTAAATATTAGTAAGCATCTAGTAAATAATTATATATACAAGGAGTATCTGTTAACCAATGAGAGAGCCAAGAATACTTGCTCTCACCTGAAGTCTGCGGATCAGGTTCTCGAACTATATAAGAAAGGTGTACCATATAAAGAAATTATGTATAGTACTGGTGTAAAATACCATCACTTATGTGATATTCTCAAACTGACCGATGAGAGAAGAGTAAAGTCTCTTAGTATAAAAATAGTAAGACAAATAGAGCGTATGGTAGAGGAAAAGTGGAGGACTTGCGAGATAGCAAAAGAGCTGAATCTAGACTACAACAGAGTCTCACATTGGGTGCGAAAAGCCAAGAAAGAGGGTGTACACTAGTTTACACTAAGTGTACACCTAAGTGTAAACCAAAATCGGCCTCCATTGGCTCCAATCGCAATAAGTGAACACTTTGAACACTTTTTGGCAAAAATGAAAAAAAATAAATTTT